AGAGTAGTACTTTGAGGTAATTACTTCAAGTATAGACCACTGCTTCTAGAGTAATCCTAAGAAGTAGTTGTCAATCCTTGGAAGGTAGTACTGTAAAGTACTTACTTAAAGGATAGACAACTCCTTTTTCGTAGTTACTTATAGTAATAGATATACCCCGGAGGCAACAAAGAAATTATACACACCTTTTTCACTTCTGTCAAGCCCCTATCTTTGTCGTTCTACTCTACCCTACAGGGTTCACGAAGATAAAGGGTATTGACAAGGTACAAACTCTGTAGTATACTTACAACAATTGTATATTTGTAAGCTTTTGTAGGGACACCCAACCGTATGATGTTCTCTCCCAGCCAACTTAAAGGCGACAACAACAAGACCTTTACTAAGTCTCTCTTCTTTGAACTCTGTTACATGGACCCTTCACGGGCTTTGTTCACGTTGAAGGAGCAAGACATTGAAGTGAGGGGTCAGACCTTCTTGTCGCTACAGAAACTATACGTCAGCCTGGCTCCTAACGATCCTACTGAGTATGAGTTTGCTATGACCATCTTTGGGTCGTGGGACGTATGGCAGGATCTGAACCGTTCACCTCTCCTCAAGCCTCACATTGCTCGTTGGCGTAAGGAAGTTGAAGTCAAGGTTAAGTCTGAGGCTATCAAGGCTATTGCGGAAGAGATGAGAAGTGGTGGTCGTTCCTCCTTTGGAGCAGCTAAACTTCTCCTTGAACGTGGATGGCTAGATAAAGAAGCTGCCTCTCAAGCTAAGCGTAAGCTTCAAGAGAAGGAAGAGGAGGAGATGGATAAGCAAGCCCTCTCCATGCTCAACGAAGATGCTCAGCGTCTAGGGATCAAGGTAAACTAGTATGGCTAAGGCTCCTACTCTTACGACTATTGCTTCTGGGTATGCGTCTAATACTCAGTTGAACAATAACTTCGATGCTATTGAAACAGCATTTGAGAATACTTTGTCGTTGGATGGTAGCACTCCGAATGCTATGGGTGCTGACCTAGACATGAATGGTAACCAGATCCTCAATGCTGGTGGCCTTACGATTGAAGGCGTTGATGTCTTTGCCCTGATTAACAAGACTACCATTAGCCCTGTTCCTCCTTATGGTGGTGATAATGGGGACATCTGGTTCAAGGTATCCACATAAGGAAATAACTAATGTCAGCACTCTCTGATTACTCTGAAAAATTACTACTTGATTGGCTGATGACCACTGGCTCAGCTACTCGTCCTACTGCTTGGTACGTTGCACTGTACACTGCTGCCCCGTCTGACTCAGGTGGTGGTACTGAGGTGTCTGGTAGCGGCTATGCTCGTCAGGCTGTGACCTTTAACGCAGCAGCTACTCCTGGTGGTACGACAGACAACAGCACTGCTGTAACCTTCACTGCCGCTGGCGGTAGCTGGGGTACTGTAAGCCATATCGGTATCTTCACTGCTGTTACTGGTGGTAGTTTGTTGTGGCATGGAGCTATGACTGCTTCCAAAACCATTGCTGACGGGGATACTCTGGAATTTGCTATCGGTAATATCGACCTGACCCTAGCCTAAGCCGTAGGAGGAGAGGGTGGAAGGTTATCGTGTATTAGAATCTGGTGATCTGCGTGTCCTTGAAGCTGGGGACTCTAGGGTTACTGAAGGTTTTATCGAAGGTTTTGCTGATCTTTCCGCCACAGGTACAATCTCTGCTGTATCTAAGCTTAAAGCTGTAGGGATTAGCCCTCTCTCCTCCACTGGTAGCGTACTTCTAGCTGGTCAGGGTGTCTTCTTTGGTAGACTAGACGTATCCGCTACTGGATCTGTCGCTATTGTTGGACAGACTAAGGCACAAGGTCTACTAAATGTCCAAGGTACAGGCTCTCTTGTCCCACTAGGCCTGAAGATTCTACACGGTACGACTGCTCTATCAGGTTCTGGTATATTTACATCTCTTGCAGGATTTAAGTTCACAGGTTCCTCAGCCCTTAGTGGTACTGGCTCCTTCTCTACTGTACCTCACTTCAAAGCACAGGGTATCTTCGGCCCATTTGATGAAGATGTTGTACGCATCCTAGAATCTGGGGATACTCGTATCACAGAAGAAGGGGATACAAGGGTTGTCGTTAACTTCCAACCGAATGTTGGTTACGGATCTATCTTAACTGTACCAACTGTAACGCTCTTCTCTTCTGAACCTTACGCTAAATATGAGAGTAACTGGCTTCGTGCTGTTCCCTACGTCAAGTATGAACAAGAATGGGTTATCCCAGCTAATATCTACAAACACGTTAACGGGAACTGGAAAAGGATTTACTAATGGCTAACGTAAAGATCAGCCAACTTACAGCTACTGCTGCGGCTGCTGGAACCCAAGAGTTTGAGATCAATGATAGTGGCACTTCTAAGAAGGTCACTGGTACGCAGATCAAGACCTTCGTAAACAGTGATCGTGTCGCTAAGACTTCAGACACTGGCTCCGCTGTTATCCCCTCAGGCGCTGAATCCCTGCGAGACGGTACTCCTGCTGCTGGTTACTTCCGTTTCAATACTGATGTCGCTAAGTTTGAAGGCTACAACGGTGCTGCATGGGGTAGCGTAGGTGGTGGTGCTACAGGTGGTGGTAGTGATGATGTGTTCATGGAAAATGGTCAGACTGTAACGTCTAACTACACCATCACTACAAGTAAGAATGCTCTTTCAGCAGGTCCGATTACTGTTAACTCAGGTGTATCCGTGACCATCCCCTCTGGCTCAGTGTGGACAATCGTATAATGTCGAGAATCACCCTTGCACCAAACCCCGCTGGAACTGGAACGCTTACTGTAGCGGCTCCTAACACCAACACGGACCGCACGATCACGTTGCCTGATGCAACGTCCACCTTGGCTACCACGGCTGATGTTGCAGCGGCTGCGGGTTCTCTTACCCTGCTTGGTACTATCGCTACTACAAGCGGCACATCTGTAACCCTGTCTGGACTGACGCTGACATCCTATAAGCAGTTGCAATGTGTGTTTGTTGGGGTTTCTGGAAGTGTAGCAAACCAGCCAATGACGTTACGGGGTAACAACATTGCTCCTCTTACGGCTATAACAAACGTTTGCTATGGCGGAGCAGTTATTGATTTAACTACTGGTTCTTTTTGGAGTTCAGTTAGCAATTTGCCTGCTGATTTAAGTGGTTTAGGGGGGGCGTCCGCAGGAGGTGGTTATTCCGATTTAACCACAGCAAGCACAAGTATCACTTTTGGAATATATAGTGGAACCTTTGACGCTGGTTCCATCCGCATCTACGGGGTGAAATAATGGACTACTTCGAAGTCATCACAGACGCCAGCACTGGCAACCAAACGATCCGCCCCTATACCGCGCAAGAGATCGCCACCTGTGAAGCCGCTGCACAAGCTGCTACCACCTCGGCCCGCATTGGTGAACTCAAGCAACTCCTTGCCAGCACAGATTACGTTGCCTTGGCAGACTACGATAAGAGCAAGCCAGAAGTGCTTGCACAGCGCCAAGCATGGCGTGAAGAACTTCGCACATTGGGGGCCTGATCCATGTCCATCACCATCAACGGCACGACAGGCATTGCAGGGGTTGACGGCTCTGCTTCTACCCCATCGGTTCAGGGCGCGGATGCCAACACGGGTATGTTTTTCCCTGCGGCGGATACCGTGGCTGTCACCACTGGCGGCTCAGAGCGTATGCGCATCGACAGCAGCGGCAACGTGGGGATTGGGACGAGTTCGCCTGCAGGTAAGTTAGACCTTGTTACTGGGGTGTACCGTGCATACTTTGATGACTACGGCGGAGCATCTGCTCGGTTAAATGGCGTTCTTGCCAATAATAGCGCTTATGGACCATTTTCGATAAACGGCAGCGTTGTTGCTATACAAACTGGTGCCACCGAACGTATGCGCATCGACAGCAGCGGGAACCTTCTGTTCAACAGTGGCTATGGGTCAGTTGCGACTGCATACGGGTGTCGTGCTTGGGTGATATTTGCTGGCGCAAGTGGAACTGTATCTGGTTCTGGAAATGTGACATCCGTTTCCAGAAGCGCTGTTGGGACGTACACTATCAACTTCACTTCCGCTATGCCCAATGCAAACTATTGCAT